TGTTGGTTGGCTGGAATTTCAGGAGACCCAACAACTTCTAATTCTGTTGCTTATGATGATGGCAGTTATAGCACTGGTTCATACACAAAAGCAATTACAGGACTCACAGCAGGCTCAAGTTACAGAGTACGAGCATATTCTGTAAATAGGGCTGGCACAGGTTATGGAACAACTGTTCAGGTAACTTTGGTGTAGGAATAAAGGCTGCATCAAATGAAACAATTGTTGGATATGTAAGATGTGTTAAAATTAAAGTTTATTATACAACTTTACCATCTGATTTATTTGCATGGAGCGATGGGGTAACACCAGTATCAGACTACTTTGGAGGCACAATATGACCAGCATCAAATGGTACAAAAAGCTCAATCTTCTCTGGTGGTTCTACAACAGCGACCAACCAGACCCAGACCCAAACGTGATTTTTCTTCCACATGCACCTCAATGGTTCAGGAAGCTCTGGTGGCTCATGGTCAGAAATCCTTTACACAACTTTTTCTACTACGTAATCGGGCTAATGGACAGACCAACAAGAGTTGAAGGCACGTATCCATTCAAAGTCTTTGCCCCAAGTGGCTATAACAAAACCAAAACTTATGTAGAGGGTTGTGGGATTGGGTTTCCTTTCATCAGCTACAAGGGCAAGAAAGTCATGTGGTATGCAGGTTGGAGACCCAATGAGGACTATCACGAAGGCTATGCCTATAATGGCGGATGTTTCGGAATGAAATTTGTGAAAGCAAGAGATGACACATAGGAGAGGATAAAATGATATCCATTATAGTTTTTGTTGTTGTAGCAACTTTGATAATCATAGGCACGAGGAGTTAAAAATGTCATCAAGAGCAATCAAGGACATGCACTCAGATTTGCAAGTCAAATACCTTGCTTGGGCTGGTTTGATGGGACAAGACGGCATTCCTTTCATGCTCACCTGCACATACCGTTCACAAGATGAACAGGATGAACTCTGGAGAAAGGGTCGTGATACAGAAGATAACATTATTGACAAAAGCAAAGTAGTAACATGGACAAAAGTTTCAAAACACACATCTCGCAGAGCTTTTGATTTTGCTGTTGTAAAAGATGGCAAGCCAACGTGGGACTTGAAAGTCAATGTAAACAAAAATGACCAGCCAGATTATATTGAAGCTGGTAAATTGGCAGAGAAAGTGGGTTTGAGGGCAGGTTACCGTTTTGGTGATTATTGCCATATTGAGCTAAAGGGGGATGAATGAAAAAGGCTCAAATTGGAGCTATTTTTACTTTGATTTTAGCCACAACAGGAGGCTAAATGTACGCTGGTAGTAGTTATGGCTCACAAGCATATGGAAGTGCTAACTATGGTTCTAATGCACAAATAGAGGTATCTCTTTTAAATACTTCATTTACTGCATATGGAATAAATTCAACTGCTTTACTGTCTTTATTGGAAGCTTCTCTTGCCTCTCAAGATATAACAGTAATTGGATCAAGTCTAACACAACCTTCTTTATTGTCTTTAACAAATGATATTTATGATGTTTCAATTGTTATAAATACAAGTATTTCTGCCAGTGCTTTAGAAGCTATTGTTGCAACATTATCTCCAACAATAGCCATTGGTTCATCAGTAAGTCTTTCATTATTAACAACTTCTTTTGTAGATTATGAAGTAACAGTAATAGGTTCTTGCTTTACTGCTCCTTCTCTTTTATCTTCTTCTACAACAAGTTATTCAGTTACAATATTAGGTTCTGCTAAAGTATCTCCTTCTTTGCTATCGGCAGGTTTTTCTTCTTATGATGTATCTAATATAACTAACAGTTATATAACAACTTCTCTTTTAGAAGCTCTTTTTGAGGCAAAAATAATAACTGTTTCAGCTTCTTCGTATGTTGCTGAACTTTATCCTGTTCGTAGAGATTCAAAAACAGGTAAAATATATATTGATGATGGTAGATATACATCTCAAGCCTTTAGAAAGATAGGAGGGAAATAATGGCAACTACTTATATATATGGTTCATATATAATCCAAGACGCTCTTTTTCGTGCAGGAGAATTAACAGCACTTTCAGGCACAACAAGTGATTATCTTGAGGCTTCAAAGCGTTATTGTCTCAGAGCTTATTATGAGTTTTTAAAACTTTATCCTTATCCTTTCGCTTTGAAAGACCCTCCAGGTGTTATATCCACTTATGCAACAGTAACAGGAACAGCAATTTGTACAAAAGGTTCTGCTTCAGTTACTTTAGGAGTTGCTGTTACCCCTTCAATGGCTGGCAGAAAATTTCAAATAGACAGTCAAGGAATAATGTATCGTATAACTGCTCATACGACAGGAACGACTGCTGTAACTCTCGATGCAACTTATAAAGAAGATACAGTTTCAGGTGGTGCTTATACAATTTTTGAAGACGAATATACACTTGCTTCTGATTGTATGAAGCCCTGGAAGTTCTGGTATCGAAATTCTCCAGAAACAGAAATTGAAATTGACTCATCATCCAATTTGATAACTTGTTTCCCTGACAGGGCAAGTACAGATTGTGCTCCTATGAAAGTGGCATATGTAAAAGGAAACAAAGTTAGATTTTCAGCTTATTTTGACTCTGCTGTTTCAATAGAGTATGAATATACAGCTCGCCCTGATGCTCTTTCTTACGATAGTTCTGCAAGTACAGATACTCCTGTAATTCCTATTGAGCATAGGCATATTCTTGCGGATTGGGTCTTGTATTATTTACAACTTGATAAGAACGATTCTCGTGCTAATATAACAATTCAGGAAATTAATAGAAATATTGCTGATCTTAAGCAATGGTATTTACCATTGTCAGCTCCTCGTTTAACTCCAAAAAGAGGGCGGTCTTTAGCTCCAACACATTAAAAGAGGTAGAAAACTATGGATTTTTCAATTCTTAGAATACCATGTGGTAAAGGTGGATATAATGCTTCTTCTGATGAGGATATTATTCCAATACAGGATATTATAACTTGTCAAAATGTTACAAATGAAGACGATACGTGGAAAAAAGTTCAAGGTTCTCAGCGATTTAATTCAGCAACTGCTTATGCAGATACTTTATATATTTATGGGTTATTTCCAGGAAATCCTCATCTTTGTCTTTCTGTTTCAGCAGTTGGATTAGGTTCTTGGAGTAGAAGCGGTGGTAGTGAAAATGGTTCTTTAGACATAGTTGGTAAAAATGGAGTTGTCTTTACAGCAATAGCAAATTATTTAAAGGTTCAATCTACTCCGCCTGTTTTTGTTGAAGGAGTCATTCCAGTAAGCGGGGTAAATACTAAATGTCTTTTTATCTATAATGTTCCATATTCAAAAATATCTCCGACAGTTATAGAAAGTCCTTTTATAGCATATTGTCCAGCAGTAACAGGTGGCTTTGTTACGTTTACAGATCAGGGAAGCTCTTCAGACCCTTATTCGTTTCTTCCAACTGATTGGGACTATGAAGGTTTTGGCACTTTTCCAAAGGCAGCCTGTCAGCATAATAGTCGTATGTGGGGGTGGGGAAATGAAAACAATGCTCATACTCTTTATTATTCCACTGTTTCCAGTCATTGTGATTTTCAATCAACTGGTAGTGGTACTCAATCAGTATTTTCAGGAGAAGGTAATGGTATTCATGCAGCTATTTCTTTTCTTGGAAAGCTTTTTATTTGGAAAAAACCTTTTGGACTATATTATCTTGATGATGCTCTCTCACATCCTTCGGATTGGACTATAAAGAAAATAACAGACGGCATTTCTATTGCAAGTCCAAATGCTCTTTGTGTTGCCAACCAGAACGTTTTTTTTCTCTCTTCAGAGGGTTATATTCATCAACTTCGTGGAGCTACTGAATATGGAGATGTTCGTAGCAGTCAAGTGCTTCCAACTAAAATTGGAGACCTTATTAAAAATGAAATTGCTCTTGATAAGCTTTATCTTGCACAGGCAGTTTATAATCCAGAGACTCAATTTGCCTATTTTGCTCTTCCAGCTATTGGTAGTGCAGTAAATAACCGTTTATTGATTTTAAATATGCAAGACCCTAAAAATCCAGCATATCTTTGGTATGATAAAGATATTCCAGTTAGTCTTACTGGAACATATGATGAGACAGGTAAATTTAAAATCATGTATGGTAACAGCACAGGTTTCATTTCATATCTTGATAAATCAACAATTCATACAAATAATGGTGTTGCTTATACAAGTAAATTCAAAACTCCTAATATTACTATTGTTTCAAGAGGTATTAAACGTGTAAATCTACAAGGCATTGAATTTGTTTCAGGAAAAGCAGTTTTACACAACCGTTTTTCAGCAAAAATTTATCGGGATAATATATTAAGTGAGACTCTTTCACTTGCTTTTGATATTTCTGGTACTGTTCTTGGAACTTTCACTCTTGGCACACATTCTCTTGCAGGCGAGACAGTACAAACAAATATGAGACGCAAAATTTCGGGAGATTGCCGTAGGGTAGCTGTTGAATGCTATAATGAAAATTCAGGTGAGACTATGAACATAAGTGAAATTTTGTTATACTATTCAATAGGTAATGATAGGATGGTTGTGTGATAAAAAATGGAAAACTTTTTAAACACTATCTTTTTTTTATTGCATACGAACATCCACAAGATGAAACTTGGCTTGTTTTATCGGACTTTATTCCGATAAATACATTTTCACAGGCACGAGGGCTTTATAAAATGTACCACGATGTTTTTAAAGAAGACTTGCTGAGAACTTCTAAAAAAGGCTGGGTTGCTTCTGTATCATTTGATAATATAGGAACTCTTCGACTTTTGAGAAGACTTGGAGCTATTTCACAAGGTTTTGATAATACAGAGAAAATCTTATTTTATTTATATAAGGAGGATATAAAATGAAAATAATCTGGATATATGATGAAGAATGGAAAGACTTTTACGCACTTCATAATCAAACTATTCGGGCAGACAAAAATGGTAATGTTTATGGTGGTGGAAGTGAAGCAGAAGTCCCCGCCCCCACTCCTGAAGAGACTGAAAATGTACAACTTCAAAATAAGCTTATAAAACAATATATTGCTGAAGAAGAGGCAATATCTCCTTATTTGGCAGAGCTTTCAGGATATAGAAAACTAACTGATTCTTCTGGTAAAATTTCATATCAAAAACTGACAGCAGAGGAAAAATATGCTTTACTTAATCCAGATGAGAAACTTTCTTATGATGTTCAAAAAGCTGCAAGTGAACGATTGCTAAAAGCTGTAAAAGGTGAGCTTTCAATAGACCCTGCTTTTGATGATGAGTATAGCAGACGTAAGGTGTCTTTGCAAGAGGATTTAATAAGACAAGGACTTACACCTGGAGATACGGGTTATAATGAAGCTGTAGCAGATTTTGAAGCTGAAATGGCTCTTGCCCGTCAAAATATCAGGTATGGTGAAATGTCAACAATGGATGCTGTAAGTCAATCACAGATAAATGAACTTTTACGAAAACAAGAAATGTGGTACACTAAGGCTGCTGGACTGTCTGGAGGTAGTCTTGGAAGTGTTTCAATGTTAAATACTCCGCTTGCTCGTTATCAAAAAGACCGTGAAATTGCTGCACAAGTCGGAATAGCCAATGCTCAATCAAGTTCTCCTTGGGGAGCTATTGGCAGTATTTTCGGAACAGCTCTTGGTGGATTTACTGGTGGATTGGGTGGTGGATTTGGATTTGGATTAGGAAAAAAGGGAGGATAAAATAAGGAGGTAAAATATGGGTGGTTTCGGAGATTTTATAAAAGGAATGGGAGCGGCTTTTCCAAAAGGTTATGAGTTTGGTATTCAACAGCAAAATCTTGCCCGTCAGGATGCTCTTCTTTCTCAACAGGTTGAACATCAAACTCTTCAAACTTTATTAACTACTGTTGACAAATTACCTTCAGAATCAGTGCAAGGTTTTGCTACATCTTTAAAAGAAACTGATACTTTTAAAAAAGGTTCTCCAATGACACAAAAACTAATTGGTGCTCTTTCTGAATATGGAGGTGGACAAATAACATCAGAAGTAATTTCACAAATGACAAATTTACACGAAGCTTTTTCTTCTCAAGACCCGCTTAAGATTGAAAAAGCCCGTATTGAAGGTGTGGCAATAGCTTCAAAAATTTCAAAAAGTAGTCCAACTTTGTCAACTTTTTTAATGAATCATTTTACTCAATATGACCCTACAAAAATTAGGGCGGAACAAGCGGAAAATGAAGAAAAATTATGGAAGTTTAGCGGAGCTCCTGTAACTAATGCAAGCCAAGCTATTAAACAGGAACAAGGAGAGAAAGTGGGGTTTGATGCAGGTTTTCAGTTTGCTACAAAACCGAATGTTTTACAATTACAGCCTGTTGCTGCACAACCTACTGTTGAAAGTTCTCCTGCTGCAAGACTTTTTAAGGCTGGTATTGTAGAAGCAGAGTCTAAAGCCGAAATAGCAAAACTTAATACCAAACTTGCTGAACAAGGAGTTATTTTTCAAAATGGTTCTTTTTATAATTTAAGAACTGGTGAGCTTGAAAAAGATTTAAAACCTGAGAATTTTGAAAGTTGGGTTATAGGAAAAACAAAAATGAACCAAATTTCTGAATCAAAAGCCATTGATTTAATTTCAAATTATCGTGCTGCTGGAGCTGTTGGTGGAGTAATTGCAAAGGAAACGGCAAGGGCTGAAGTTGGCAGTACATCATGGAATCATGAAATCAGCGCAGAAATTAAAAATGCGATAAATCTTGTTTCAAAAAATCGTCTTACATCTTTTAAATATGATTTGCAAAAGCTTCAATCTATTGCTCAGGAATATGCAGAAAAAAATGGTAAATTAGAAGGACTTTCTTCTACTGAAGCAGCTCGCAAAGGAATGGAACTTGCTCTGGGAGATGAAAGAGTCTTTCGGAAATCTTCAAATGAGTCTAAAAAATAGGAGGTAAAAATATTGCCGCCAAATATTTTTGACGTAATGAAATTGCAAGCACAAAAGTTTGCTCCAACTCAAACTACTGAAGAATTATTGCCTTCTTTAGTGCCATTCAGTTCAACATCTTCAACACCTTCAACAACATCTGTTAGTCCAACTGTTTCAGAAATAGATAATATGTTAGATAATTCAACTACACCCGAATTAGGTGATGACTTTTTAACATGGAAAGATTCACCAGTTAAAATTTGGAACGATTTAACTGCTGCTGGAAATTTTTATAAAGGAGTGGCGTCTCAGGAAATAGATTATAACGAAAATGGTTCTTTTGGAGACAATTTAGTAAGTTTTGCAAATAACATAATTGGCGGGATTTACAGACTTCCTCAAATACCATATCATCTTGCTGCTGCATTTACTGATCCTATTGCTGATGAATTTGCAAATCGTGTACGTGAAAATTCTTTAGACACTAAAGAAAATATATTTAATGAAGGAGACGATGAATACAATCCTCATATGGGCGTAGGACTTAAAATTTTAGAAAATTATTATGATATTGCTAAAAATATGGTTGATTATGCAGTATCAGCTTTTGGGGCATTAGGAACAGATATTTACTTAAATCAGGATATTACTCTTGGAGAACTTAGAAAATTTATATATAAAGACCCTGTTGGTTTTGCTTTAACAATGTCTCCGATAGCGAAAGGAATGAAAGCAGCAGCACGGGATTATGGTATTCCAGCAAATCAATATCTTAAAGAACTTGTTGAAAAGGTAAATGAACATACAAATGGAGAGTTATTCAAACAAGTAGAAAAAATGGATGAAAAAATTGGGCAAGGAATAACTTCTTTTAAAAAGAGTCTTGCTTCTGATGAAAAAGGCTGGGTACTTGAGCTTGAAGGAAAAGAGTTTTTAGGAAATGAAGAAGGTTCAATTTTAAATCCATTTGCGAAGAAAGCAACTGAAGTTGGTGAAAAACCGATTATTTCAAAAGAGGCTCAAGAATTTAAAGATGTTCTTGATAAAAATGAACAGACTTATCGTGAAGAACGGGCAAAAAAGCTTTCTGACTACTGGAAAGATTTTAGAAGAAATTGGCTTGATAACACTGGTAATTTAAAATCAGACCTTATTAAAACAGCAGGTTTTCTTGGTAAAAATGTTGCAGATAGAATTATTTTAACACGGGGGGCAAGTGTTTACGCAAAAGAACTTTTAAAAGAGGCAAGGGCAGAAGATATTTTTAGAGGACTTTCTGAAACAGAAGTAAGTCAACTTGGACAAATTGCTTTTGCCCGTAATATAATTTCTATCGAAGAGTTTTCTCGCCAGCAATATGAGAATACTGTTCAGTCTGTATTTAGGAAAATGACTAATGAAGAAAAAATAACTGAATCTGAGAGAAAACGTCTGATTGAAGGAAAGAGGAAAGTTGACCATTTAGGGGGATTAACTGAGGAGAAGGCAATAAAATTCTTAGATGAATTTAAAGACATACATGAACTTACTAAAGAGCGATTTGATATTTTGCAAGAAAGAGCTAAGATGTATTCTGATGCTATGCGAAATATAATAGACATAGGTGAACAGAGAGGACTTCTTTCAAAAAAATCTGCTCAAAATCTTCACAGAGTTACTGCTTATTCTCCTCGTGAATGGCTTGATGCAATAGACCCTATGAGACAAAACTGGGGTGCAAAAGATTTTATAAACGTCAGAGACAGTGGATTTCATTTTCTGGAAGGGGAAGTTAAATCTTTTTTAGAACTTGACCCTCGCATACTTTTATTAAATACTTATGTTCGTTTGGCTTCACGAATATTAAGAAATGATGCTGTACTTGAATTGAATAAACTTGCTGAGGAATCTTTGATGGGGATTGAAAGAGTAAAAGTAACAAAAATGGATAAAAACGGTCAACCTATTTGGCAACCAGCTCCTCATGGAAAATCTGTTCTTCAAGGTTTTGAAGCAGGGAAAGAATTCAGACTTTTTGCTCCTTATGATTTTGTGCAGGATTTTGTTACCTCTGACTCAGCAATTACAAGAGAAGTTGCAAGAATTGCTACTCTTGTGTCTGGTTCAAGAATTCTGAAGTCTTTTGCAACAGGAGCCTTTAACCCTTTATTTTTCTTATATAATTTTCCAAGAGACCTTTTTCATATTTTTCTTACAACAAATCAATATAGCTCTCATTTACCAGTAGCTACTTTACAGATGGGAAAAGACTTTTTTAGTGTTATTGGAGATGCTTGGCGAATGTCAGGAAAAACCAGTGAGGCTTTTAAAGAAGGCATGGGATTAGATTTATTAACTGCTGAGGGAATGTTTGGAGCTAATAAAGAAATTCGCTTAGCAGAAAAACGGTCTTCTCTTCAAGAAAGAAACCCAGAAGTTATTAAAGGACTTGAAGTTTTACAAAATTGGGCAACTAAAATGAATATCACTTCTGAACTTACTGGAAGGTTAATGATTAGAGAACGGGCAATTAAAAATGGTATGGAAAGTTGGAAAGCTTCTGCTCTTGCTCGTGATTATATTGATTTTGGGCAATTTGGAGTTACAGGACAAGTTGTAAATAAGATTTTTCCTTATTTTAATGCAAGTATTCAAGGCACACGGGGACTTTTAAGAAATTGGAAAGAAAAACCACTTGAAACAACTTATAAAATGGCACAATTAATTTTTATTGACCAGTCTTTAAATTTGACACATAGAACGTTATTTCCGCAATCTTATGAAGATACAAGTGATATTACGTTTGATAATTTCTTTGTTATTCCAACAGGAATTAGCTGGAAAGATAAAGACAATATAACTCGTTGGCTTTCTTTAAAAATTCCTAAAGACCCAGCACAAAAGTTTTTTTCTGCTTTTATAAGAAGAGCTATTGACCAACATGCTGGCTGGGAACCAGACTGGGGTTCTTTAACACAAACAGCTCAGGATTTTGTAGCAATTGTTCCAAGTACTTTAATGCCCCCGATTCCTTCAGCTTTGATTGGATATTTGACAAATACAGATTTTTACAGGCTTCAAAAAGCATGGAAGGGTAAAGAAGTTGAGGCATATGAAGAATTTAATATCAGTAAAGAAAATGCTCTCAAAGGAACCAATCCTCTTTTCATTCAGTTTGGCAAAATGACTGCTGATGTATCACAAAAATTAATAGGTTCTACTAAATTAGGAGTTTCTCCAGAAAGAATAAGATACAGTTTGTCTCAAGTTTTTACAGGAAATAATGTTTTTGTAAATATAGGCAATATTGCAGTTTCTGAACTATTAAGAAAAACTCATCCTGAACTTTTTCCTCATAGTGACCCTAATCTTTCAATGGCAGAAAGACTTCATTCTGAAATTAAAAACAATTTTTGGGAATTTATTAAAGAAATACCAGGAGGTGATAAATTTGTGCATATCAGTACTCCAGGTGTTAAGCTAAAAAACAAATTTGATGAAACTGAAAGAGCTTCTGCAACTGAAAGAAAATCTCTTGATGATGTTTTGATGTTGCTTTGTTGGGGTAAACATTCAGAAAATGATATTATTGAATGGATAACATCAAAAGGACAAGCTACTGAAACCTTTTTTAATGAAAATGGTGAAGTTGTTGAATATCCTGAAAATCCTGAAAATCTTGTCAGTTCTTTAACAAATAAATATTTACGTTTCAGACAATGGGATGAAGTAGCACGACATACTACAAATATTCCCCGTACAATTTGGGAACGTTTAGCACGGGCTACTCCTGAAGCAAGAGCGGAAATGCTTTATGAGTTAGTTAAAAGAGAAGCACGTTTTACAAAAGAACCTTTTGAACAGACGAAAGACAGACTTTTGGAAACTGCAAGTTTATTGTCTGGTTTTATAACTGACCCTTTTGTGGTGGAATGGCAGAAAACTTTGGATAAAAGAGCAAACAAGCAACTTTTAAATTTAAAATAAGGAGGCTTTAAAATGGGAGCAACATTTTCGAGAATTAAAACATGGACAAGTGAAATTTTAACTGCTACTGATCTTAATGCAGAGTTTAACAATATTTTAAACAATCTAACTCCTGCTGGTACAGATGATGCAAGCGCAACACTTAGCGATATGCAAACAATAGTTGACCCGACAGGCGGGTCTCTTGCAACAAGTCTTGCGGGAGAACTTCAACGATTGCGCTATATGATAAAAGCAATTAGTGGAGGTGCTTATTGGTACAGCACTCCGAGCGCAATAGCTGCTGATACAGTTGACGGTTTTCATGCAACAGCAACACCAACAGCAGGTAAAGTTCCAGTAGCAGACGGTAGTGGTAAGCTGGACAGTTGGGTTACTACTGTAACAGTTCCTGCTTTTCATGCTACTATGGGGGGTGGAACTCAGAGTTTAAGTGATGACACTTGGACAAAAATTGTTTTTGATACGGAAGTTTTTGATACTGCTACTTGTTATGACCCCACAACCAATTATCGGTTTGTTCCCAATGTAGCAGGGAAATATCTTGTAATTGTGCAAGTTGGTTTTGATACGACAGTTGATGGAATAAGTGTCGGTGCTGGAATATGGCAGAATGGGGCGCAAACTCAATCAATGATTAATACTCTTTCCAATCCTGCTGCTGCAAACAAAAAACCGTTTGCTTCATGTTCTGCAATTATAGCTTTTAATGGTACAACTGATTATGTTGAAGGTTGGGCTTATCAGTTTAGCGGAGGTGCAAAAGACCTTGATGGAAATGCAATCAAGACCTTCTTTTGTGCTTCAAAAGTAGGTTAAATGACAACTTTAATAAAAGGCGGAAATGCTGATACAGTTGATGGATATCACGCTTCAACTACTGCAACAGCTTCTACGATTCCAGTAGCTGGAGACGATGGTAAACTATCAGGAGATTGGTTTAGTTCAATTTCTCATACAATTAATACAACTTCTCCTTTAAAAGGTGGGGGTTCTTTTAGCACAACTGCATTGACTCTTTCTCTTGCAGGTCTTGAAACAACAGGACTGGCAAATCAATTTGTTGGTGTAAGTGCTGATTATAGATATTGGGAATATAAGTCTTTAATTGCTGGTACAGGGATTATTCTTTCGCATAATCCTGCAAGTTTAACAATTACTAATTCTTCTCCTGATCAAGTTGTCTCTTTAACTGGTGGTACTGGCATTTCAGTTTCAGGCACATATCCTTCATTTACAATATCTGCTTCTGTAAGTAGTTATTGGACTGATGCTACAACTTATATTTATCCGAGTACCACGTCAAATGTTTTTAAAATTGCTGATACAGCAACCAGTGAAAGTTTGATTGGACAGGGAACTTCAACAAACATTGCAAATTGGATTAAGCCAATAGCAGTTTCAGGGAGAAATTACAGTCTTGCTGTTGAGCTTGATGCCAATACTTCTGAATCAGGAGACAAGCTTGCTTTATATTGTGCTACAAAAGCAAGATCAACTTTTACAGGTACGGTTTGGGCTTTAAACTCTCTTATTGAACTTGATAGTGGTTTTGCTGGAACAGCTACTTGTTTTGAGGTTGATGTAAATAATAATACATCAAGTGATAATAAAGGTAATGGTATTTCAATAACAGGCATAAGTTCAAGTGGTAAATCCGCTGGTGCGGCTATTGTTGTGGCAAGAGCAGATTCATCTTTATGGGAAAATGGTGTTTTTTTAATGGATGTCAAAACTGGATTTTATGCAAATCAGGATGATTCTACAACAAACAATATTTTGCAACTTCAACATAACTCTAATGATAAATTTTATATAACCTATGATGGTAATGCTTTTGTTGATGGATATTTGTATCTTGACGATATTTCTGCTCCATCACCTACAACAAATAAACTATATAGTGTTAGTGGAGGTTTATATTGGAATGGAACAGCAATAGGTGGTTCTTCAAGTGTTGCTTTTCATGCAAACAGAGGTGGAAGCAGTCAAACTATTTCTGATGACACTTGGACTTTGATTGAATTTGGAACAGAGGTCTTTGACACTGCTTCATGTTATGACACAGGTACATATAAATTCACTCCTAATGTAGCAGGAAAGTATCTTATAACTGTGCAAACTTCTATGGCATATGGCAGTGTAGATAATTGGTGTACAGGAGCAGGTATTTGGAAAAATGGCACTCAGGTACAAAGCGGAATTTATTGGTTTGCCAAACCAACTTCTTCTTCAAATGGCAGACCTTATGCAACTTGTACAGCAGTTCTTGATATGAATGGTTCAACAGACTATGTTCAAGGTTATTGCTACCATGCTTTTGCTGGAGTTGGAGACTTGTCTCTTGATGGTAGTACAATTAAAACCTTTTTCTGTGGAGCAAAAATTGGATAAGAAAAATTTTGGTACAAATCTAATTGCTTTCTCCTTTCCCGTAATTATGGTTTTTGATTTGGTTTTTGATTTGGTTATATCCATATTAAAAACCAATGGTTAGTAATCTCAACTTAATAATATCAATTTCTTTTCTTATAAGGCGATGAAATGCTTTTTGAAAATTACACTTCGTTTGGTATTTCTGATGCTGGCAGTTATACTTGCCCATTATTCCCTCAAAACGATAAAGTTGGTCAAGTAATAATTCATCGGTTAGTAATCTCAATATTTTTATTTCTCGTTTAAAACTATCTGTAACTGTCAACATATCTTTCTCCTATTATAAAATATTCCTCTAATCTGTTAATAATAATTTCAATTAATTTTCCCTTACTTATGTTTCCTTGCTGGTATTGAAAGAATGGGTCATCAAGCCCCAAACCTCCAAGTCTGATACATCTAATACATCCTTTCATTGCTTTGTGTGTTTCTTCTGTATTAAATAATGCCATGATTGCATCTGCCACATTTCCACAAGATGGAGATGCGCCCATTTCATAATTTTGTGTTGCTGTTAAAATAATGTCTGCTATTTTATTTCTTAAAGACATAGCTTTTGTCATTCATTTACATCATTGATTAACTGTTCTATATCTTTGCCCTGTTGTTTTTTTTCATTTAATTTTCCCCCTCAAAGTTTTTACATAATCATTCTAATCGCTTGTTTTAATTCCTTTATTCTTTTTATTCTCCTTTCTCCTTCTGTACTGTTTAATATCCTCTACCAAGAAAATCATTGTGTTGAACTTATCTCCACAATGCTTATAACCCTTAATTGTATCTCTTTTTATGCCCTTTTCCTTTTTATATCAATATCTTATCATTAATCATTTATTTCTTTTATCCTTACCAAGTAAGGGTATCCCTCATATTTTCAAATTAATGCTCACTCAGGGCTTCCTGCTAACGCAGGGACGGCAAAATGTCATATTTTTATATATTTTTCCCCTAAAAAAACTTTTTGCCAGATACGATACCAGAAAAACGGAACAAATCGCACAGGGTAAAATGTACCATCTGTTGATGAAAAAACAGCTTTCGGAATAAACCCGAAAGTATTAATAAGAGTATGAGGGTTTGTTTCTTTTAAAAGTTCTACATATTTTTCATCTGATAGTTCTGTCTCATGTAATGTTCCTTCATACCATGCTCTCATACTTATGTCTCCCATACTTTCCACCTCTTAATTATTGGTCTTCTTGCTACAAGAATAGTTCTCTTTTTCTTATTTGGTTTAATTGAACAGAGAAGAACAATATCACGTCTGTTTTTATACAAGTAACAAGCTAATCCCCACGGATGGTTGCATTCAAATTCAATTCCTTCACCTTTTTCTAATCGTTCTATTGCAGCAACTTCCCATTTCCAAATTTCAGATGGCTTATATTTTAAGCTTCTGCTATGTCTGTTTAGTAATCCCATTTCTTTTCTCCTTTATAAAGTTATTTTTCGCCTAACCATTTTAACCTAATTCCATCTGTGGAATTTAAAATTTTGATAGTCTTCATTTTTGACAATGTAATAATAGCTTTTTCAATCTTGTCATGGTCTCCATCCCGCCAAATAGCTCTTACAATATCTGCCTTAGCCATTTCTTTATGTTGTCGAATAAGGTGCATTATATTATGTACAATGCCAGCCTCAGAAGACAATCCAAAACTACCATAAACCATAGGCATTTTTAATTCAATTTCATCCAGCCATTGCTTTGCTGTTTGCATGTCTATAACTTCAATATTTAATGATTTTCCATATGTTCTTGATATAGAAAAAAGAAGAGCAAGTTTTAATAAATGCTGAGGTTTTCGATGAAGATATGACTCAAAACGTTTATCATTGATAATATTGCGATTTTTTGACAAGTACCATTCATTATACCATTGTTGTGCTTCAGGAGTTTTCTTCCATTCTCCATTTAACAAATAAATACTCTGCAGTTTTTCAAGAATAGCTTTTTGTTTATCAACTGGAAAGTTTGGGTCAGGATTTAAATGTCGAGGAGTCTCTTCAAAAACAAATATAATTCTTGAAGTAAAACCAGAGCCAATTGCTTGCACAGGAATTACTGTTGAAATAACTTCTGGTTGAATACCACCAATCATATTCACCCATGTGTTTGTAACAATATTTTCCCCTTCATGTTGAGTAAAATATTTGAAAGTTTCCTGACAGTCGTAAAGTTTTATTAGAGCTGTTATAAATTTAATATCCCGTTCCCCCATAAAAAACGCCCATTCGTCAGCTATAATATTATAAGATGCATGTGGAAATTCTTTGCCCTGATAGCTGAAAAACTTTGTAGAGTCTTCAATCTCAGTATAAAGTCTGCGCTGAGTAATGCCATCGGGGGCAATAGCAACACCTTTTATTTTTTCTAATATATCTCGCATGAATTTCATAGCTGCTGTTTTTCGCACCGCTGGTGCTCCAACTAATACAAAATAACTATTTGCGAAAAGGTTTCCAAAGCCTTCTTTTATCCAGACTTTTCTTTCAAGAACTCCAGCTATACAAGACAAACAAGCCGCAATGTGATATGACGTAGGAGCTTCAGACTCTTGAGTATAATTTATCCATTCTTCAATCAAGCTCATTTTTTGTCCTCTTTCTTTTATAAGCACAACCGCAACTTTTAGTAACCTCTGTTTTTAAATTAACCGCTCTGATAATTTTAGTTTTTCCACAATCGCATTGACAGAGACAGTCAGATAAATAACCTTTCCAATAATGTTTTAATACTACTAATTTCCCAAATCTCTTACCAGTCAGGTCTTTTCGTTTTGAAATGGCAGCTTGTTTTAATCTTTCATATGTCAAAGTAACTTGTTTTCTTTCCATTTTTTATTCGCCCTCTTTTAGGAAATCATCAATATCCTTTACCTTTTCCCAATTATTGCCAATTTTTATTTTAACTGGAATAACAACAGGTATATTATGAATAAGAATTGGAACTGTCATTTGAGTTTTAATAGCTTTTGCTGTTTCGTAAACATTATCTTGTTGTCCTTGAAAAATAAGAGTATTATCAACTTGTAAAAGAAATTCAACATTATTTATTTCCAAAATAGCTTTTTTATACATATCTGCAACTGTTGATTGCAAGAAAAACATAATTGCTTCTCGAACTGTTTTGTTATCAGGTCTGCCAAGAAAAATATGTTTTCTGCCAAAAAGGTTGACAAGTGTTCTTGTTTCTTTTATCACATTTTCAATTTCTTTATGCCATTCTTGTATTTTTTTAAATCTTTCAAAATATATTTTCCGAAATTCAGCTATTTGTGTTTTTGTTATTGTCTGACCAAGTTCAAAAAGAATACTATTAGCTAAACTTTGATCTCCTATCATATAATTAAACCCTCGACAGATTTTTTTGCTAAGCTCAGTTTCTTTATTTGCGTTAGGAAATTGTTTAAAAATTGTAGTAGCATATTCTTTATAAACATCTACTCCTTGCTCAAAAATACTTATAAGCTCTAAGTCTTTTGCAACATATGCTATAATTTTCTCTTCAGCCTGATAGTAGTTAACAACATAAAGAAGACAGTTTTTATCAGCAAGAAACAATTTTTTTGCGCTATGTTTGATATTTTCCAAATTACCACCTGTACCAAATGGAGACATTCTGCTGGATATCATGTTTGCTTCAGTTGTTGAGGTAAAAGTAACTCTTAATCTTTCGTCTTTATCTATTTTTGTGCTGAAAAATTCATAGTCTTTGGAAATTTCCTTATAATTAATTATAGTTTCAAAAATAGGTAATGGATATTTACTTTGTATTTTTTTTATTGTCTCAATATCAACTGTTTTTTTAGACTTTTTCTGTATAGCAGCAGGTAATTTTAAACTATTATATATCAGTTTTTTTAATTGAACTGGAGAACCCAAACTTATACCCTTACCTGATTTATTACAAACAGAGCAAGTTCTTACTTTTCTCTTTCCAGTAATTCCAGCACCCTTACATTTTGGACATTGCCAATTTTCAGGCAACAGAGTATTTGCTTGTTTTTCTAAAGCACTTTTTTCAGCTTTGTATTGTTTTCGCATTGTTTGTAATTGCTTTTTATCAAAACGAATGCCTTGCAAAGTATTATTTACAAAAACTGGTATTAATGACATTTCCTGTTGAAAGGTTTGCCAATTTTGGCAAATGGAAAGTTCATTTTTTAGAGCATCATAAAGTTCTCTTGTAACAGCAGCATCGGTGCCATTATATTTCCAGTACATTTCCCAATCCTCAACTTTTCTCCAATTCTTATTATCATCTTTCCAGTAAGGTTCATTTGTAAAAAGACTTGCTAAAAAAGCAAGATTTTTTGGTAGTTCTGGATGACAAACATACATAGCAAGCATTGTGTCAAAAACAAAGTTGTCTATTTTGAAACCATCTTTTTTTAAATAGCACCAATCATAATGAAAATTTTGTCCAACTATTGGGAACGATAACGCCCACTGAATGCACTCTTGTATTTTTTGCCAGTCAGTTTCATTCCAGAAGTTTTCAGTATAATATTTTAATGGAAGAACAAATGAAAGATTTGCTGAAGGGGCTATACCAATGCAACTAATATATTTAAGTGAAAAAGTCTCAATATCTATTGCTACTACTTCTGTTTTTTCAAATAATTCTTTATGCTCGTATAGTAAATTTAAGTCCTGCACAGAACGGATTATTTGAATATTTCTTTGTGGTCTGACTATTAGCGAATGATATGCTTCTGTTTTGACTTTTCGTAAATCTGCTAAAACAATTGGTCGTAATTCCCATTTTTTCATAACGTCAGCAAGAGAAAAAGTTGGCAGAACTTTGATACCTGACTTAGATTGCAGAATTGAGCCTCGATACTTGGAAATTTCATGCTGTTGAGTAACAGCATGAAGGGCAAAACTTCCAAGCGGGACGATAATATTCGGTTTAAGAGCTGAAATTTCATTTTCCAGTTCCTGCCACCATTGTTTTAATTCATTTGTTGGAATCATGCCTTGAAAATAGAAAGTTTTAAAGCTACGAGAAAGTTTTCTTTTAACTACACTTGCAATATATATATTCTCACAATTAATTCCAGCTCTTTGTAAAAGTTTATCAAATTCTTTATTTTCAAAAGACTCTTTTTCTGTCAGAAATGCTTCAACAAAAACTATTTTTGCTTGTTTTGTCATTTTTTGTTTTGCAAAATCCATTCAGATGAAAGTAAATCAGATGAGAACAAATCTGACAGCAAAATATAACCATGATGGTTTTCTCTTGGACAACACATACCATTAAAAACAGTTCTGCAAACCACACAAATTTTTGCTTCATTGTATGGTATTGCATAATATAGTGAAAAATAACAATCCATTGCTTTTTTATTCAGTTAAAAACGGTTCAAGTATAAAAAGCTCTTTTGGCGTTAAGATTACTTCATCAAAATCTGCTATTGAAAAATGAGAAAATGAAATTTCAACCTCAAAATCTACTAAGACACTTACTTCATCTCTAAAGACAGACATATTTTCTGCAGTAACTTGCCATATGCCATTTTCATTTTCTATTCCATACTTTTGCACGAGTTCGTTCCTGACTTTGAAAAAATTATCAGTCTCAGAGCTGATTGCTTTGATTAGCTTATACACTTTAAAAGCTGTTTTTGCAGGCATTTTAAAATCAGCCATTTTTGACAAAACTGGTAAAACCTCAAGCAACTGTTTAATTGAGCAAATCATGATAAATTCCTTTCAGTTAATTTTTTAAAGAAGGGAAGAGCAAAAAAACTCTTCCCTCCTTTGTAAGTTGTTTATACAATAATATTTCTGATCACGTTTGACTCTCCATAAATATCATCTCGCAGCACTTTTAATGTTGCTCTGATTTCTGCATTATATGCCACAGAAGTATCAAAGCCTTTTCCGTCATAACCTATTGCTTTGTTAAAACGGATAATTTTACCTTTTGCTGCATTAAGCTGTTCTGGAGTATCATATTTTGGATCAGGTACCCATAACGAGTAACGAATTGGTTTAGGGTTAATAAGTCCAGAGTCTGTAACTCTGAGAAGCATTTCCAGCACACTTCTTTCTTTTCCGTCTTTCGTAATAATATCCTTTTTTTCACACGAGAGAATGCGCAAAGTGTAAATGTTATTGTCTCTGATTACCTGTGGCTCTTGATAATCTTCCAAATCGATATCAACCAAACTACTAAAGTCGTTTACCATTTTTACTCTCCTTTTTTATTTATTTTTACTTATCAAACCACGATACTCAATTATTTCATTCTTTTCCCTCCTTAATTGCTGTTTCTAACACCAATGCAATGGCATTAGCACAGCTTAATCTATGCTCATTACTACTATGACACTGGATGCCTTTAATTGTTTGCACAATTTTTTTTACATCAGCATCCCGTTTAAGTGAAATAGACAAAAGTCTGCCAACAAGTTCTGTCATTGCTTTTGCACAAGTACCAGCTTTCCCTAAATTACAGAACACTTCCCGTATCTTGCCATTTTCCAAGTTGACAGTTACATACAATGCTCCACAAGCTGTTTCTGAACGTATTGTAACTCCATTAAGGAATGCAGGTCTTGTTGTCATTTTCTTTTCCTTCTAAAGACTTTTTATAAGCTGCAAATTTGGAAAAAAGAACTTTTAAATCTGCCTCTTCATGCACATCAAGCCATGCCGCTCTTGTGCCAGCCTCATACGCTCCAAGACATCTGGTTTGCAATCTGTATTTTAGCGGTTTTCCGCCAACAACTTCAGTCCTGAAGACGAAATCAAACCGCCCTCCTATTGTTGTGGATAGACGTCCAATTAAGGCTGGTTTGACGCTTATAGCTCCTGTTACTTGGTCTTTCTCAGGTTCATCGTGGCAGACAATAATAATATGACATGGCAAAGCGACTATTTGAGAAATAAAATTTTGATATTCCACTCTGACTGCCGAATAGTCATTGCTGCCCATTTCACCAATTTGAGGCATTTGACCTGCCCGCCCCTTTTGAAAAAGCACACGGTTCATAATTACTTCTTGTAACATTGTGGAACCATCAACGGAAATCAGAAAAACTTCCTTATTATTAACCCTTAGCTTATTTTCTGACTTCAGAGTATTCTGAATTTCAATAAGCTTTTTTTGTGCAAGAGTGAATGCAAGTGGTTGCATCAGATTGCTGTCTTGAAAAGTGTCAAATTCAATGTCTTTGCCAAGCACTGTCAACATTCCATCGTCAAAATCAAATACATAGCTTGGTTTGTCAAAAGTACCAATAAAGTGTGTTTTGCCAGTTTTTGGCGCACCGACCAGTAAAATTTTAAAATAATAATTCTCCAGTGAAATGTTTTTTGCGTTCATTTTTTCCTCCCGATTTTAAATTTTATCACATTTACAAAAGACTTGTCAAGCAAAAAAATTATTTACAAGCTTTTTGTTTTTCATCCTCCCATGTTAGTTTATAGTAAGAGAGTTTTGCATTTATAAGCTGTACTCGCACACGACCAATATGTGCTTTTAAAGGCTTATCTTCGATAATATGTTTCCAAAGCATTTCGTCTTGATTAATACTTTCATGCCTGCCTCTTTCCTCGCCCATTATCCAGCCTAAAAGCAAACATAATCCCATTGAAACCAGCCATAGTATTGCTGTGGCAAAATGCCTGTCCCATTTTTGAATTGCATTCATTTTTTTTCTCCTTTATTATTTTAACAACATCTCAATATTTTTTTATAGTTTCCATTCTGCTGTCTCATACATAGGGTTTTCATTCATGAGCTGAATTTGTTCGGAAAACGGCACTGGCAACAAGCAAAAATCAAGGTATGAACATTGCGAATTATACGAATAACACTCTCCCATATTCTTTCTCCATTTTTTGACCTTGCGGTTTTCAGATATTAAGTTTGCTACATCCTGCACCCATTCTTGCCATTGTGCTGTTTCAAAAGGGCTTTTTGTTAGCAGTACTCTTTCAAACGCTGTGCGTGGTTTCTTTTCTTTGTCCCATAAATGAGCTGGAACATGCAAAATATCAACCAAGACGCCCCATGCTGTTGAATAGTGATTTTTAAGCAAAGCATCATAACCAGTGTATTGCCAACTGGTTTCTGCAACAGGCACATATGTTGAAAGGTACAGAGAGGTAGTCTTATGATCAATAGCTGTTAGACCATAAACCCATTTTATAATCTTATCCAATTTTCCTACAAAAACTAACTCATCTGTCAATGGCATTTCGTATTGTTTTTCAGTTGCGATAATTTCTTCAAATGGTTGATTTGCATAAGTTTTTGCGTATTCTCTTATTAACACTTCTCCACATTCCACAGTACGTTTTTCATCAAGATTTTGTGGATAGTTGTCTTTAAAGAGCTGTATTGCTTTCTCTATATTTTTATCCATATACCAGCTATCCATTGCCAAATGAATAGCGGTACCAAACAACAGAGGAGCTTGCGCTCCAATTTTAATCTTTTGCTCTTCATATCTCCAAAAATACCGTCTTGGACACCTTTCATACTCATTGAGCATTGAAAAATCTACTTTCATTCGCTTGACCTCCATATTGTATTTGCAAGAGAAATAATAAAATTTTCTTTATCCTCGAAGTCCCACGATGTTTCCCATAGCCACATACCAAAATCTTCCAGTAGTTTTTCTTGCTGATAGTTGTTTGCAAGAAAAGAATTCTCAGTGAGCCATTCGCCAATTTCTCTTATTTTTTCTTCTGACAAGTTTATTTTTCTCATTTGTCAACTCCATTTTTCTTTATTAAAGAATCCAAGTATGTTAAATATTCTTCCACTACCAGAGCTTGAATGCGAATATAGAATTCTTCTGAACTTTGACAGTTTTCCATAGTTTCTATCAGCTCTTTTTCAGGGTCAAGCTCTTGCATTTCAATGTGATTTTTCCAGAACCGATTTATTAAGAGCGATATATTGTCTAACGACGACTCTGGTACACCGTATTTTGTGTTTTCTGTCCAATCACAATCCCGCAAGCCTGAAAAAACGTCTTTCAGCTCATTTAATGTCAAGTACTGCAAATTTCCTTTCAAATCAACCAGTTCAATTTTCATCTTCTTTTTCCTCTTGAGAAAGTTCATTCAAAATTTCCTGTTTGCAGAATTTCCACAAGTCAGGATCAACAAAAAACGGGCATCCCAAGTGTTCAATTTTTTCATAGCGTCTTGGCATTTTGTTCTGACCAGTTTGGAGAGCCAAACCGTCCAGAGAGAGTTCTAACACTGGTTCGTCAATAATCATTCCCTGAATATCAAACTGTTCCCAATTTTCCATTTTACTCTCCTTCATTTTGTTTAACATTAATGGCATTTTTTAGTTTCATTATATCATCTTCCAGTTGTTTAACTGTTATGGGAAGATAGATATAGTATGTTCCTTCACCAGAAAACATAAGACGAGCTTCATTTTTAAGATCTTTAAAGTATGAAAATATAATCTCAGAATCTTTACAGTCAAAATCAAGTGTAAACCTGAGTCTAATTCCTTTTTCATCAACAACTGTTATCATTTTGCTACCTCCTTTTTTATTATCTCTTTCATTTTAAGTGTGAAACGATCACTTTTAAATCCTTTGCGGGTTGCTAATGTTTCTGCAGCCTGCAACGCCTCTTCATATGTTTCATAAGTTTTTGTAAACGTTTTCTTTTTTGACGTCATTCTATCAATTATTTGTCCTTGCCATGCCATTTTGCTACCTCCTTTTTTTGTCTGCCCTCCATTGCTTGAACTAACTCTAACTACATTACACATCCGCCCATGGACATATATGACCCTGTATGCTACATAATGCCCTCCACTGTCTGAACTGAAATACTGTGTTTTTACAAGTACTTCCGTCAGCAAGAACAGACTCCACAGTCTGCCTTTCTGAGCAAGCTGCTATACAGCATCCACCACTAGCTCGGATAAGAGATACAAGATGAAAAAAAAAGCTCCATTCTCCAGCCACGTGGAATGTAGCGGTGGAGAGGAGCTTCTTTATGATAACATTATTTTTTAAGGGTTCATTGCACACACGTCCACGGACGTGTGATTGAACCCTATATGCTACATATAAATCAAGGACTATTTTATTAAACATCTTTCTTGCTATTGCGGCAACTTCTTCTGAAGTTGCTGTGGCAGGCACAGAAGGATGCGGATAGTCCCAAATCTGAGACCACCCAGCCTTCTGTTCTTCTGACCAGCATGAAGAAGGATGGTTGGAAACGTTAATTAAAAGACTCATGAGCCTCCCCTTAAAATTGCCCGTGCCTCTTTTTCAGACACGGCAATAGGCTCATCACAATCGTAAAGCGCCCAATACGGACGCCCGTCAATTGCGACAAGCCCTTCTTCTGCCTGCGTCTGAGACCACAGGCAGAGGGCATAAATAATCCGTCCTGCCGCAATTTCAGCGGCAAGAAGTTGACGAGGGCTCTGAGCCCTCTTAATGGGGGCAGAGATAATGTTACCCTGCCCATCCCTTCTGATAATTTTGGAGGGCATCAGTACCCTCCAGAGCCGTTGCAGTCCCAACAGCCCCATCCACAGCAGGATGGGCAACCCTGCCCGTCCTCTGACGGAGCTATTGGATATTTATTGGTAGCAAGGATTGTTGCAATCCTTGCCCCTGTCTCCCACGACTCATGCGGGAAGAGAGAGATATAAAATGTATCCCCCTCATAGAGGACACGGTACTCTGTGTCCTCAGAAAAAGAGGGATACTTTGCGATTGCCCTCTTGAGGGCATCTATTACTTTGGGGGGCGTTCCCCCAAGTATTGGAGAGAGTCTTGTTTCAGTCATTTTGCTACCTCCTCATGATACTTTCTGTAATGGTGTTATTTGAGAACAACAAATTGTGCCAACAGGAATATATTTTAAGTCAGACTTATATTGTCCAGGTCTACTATTCCAAAAATCGAAAAAACTTATGTCTGAAATATAGTAAGCAATGATTTTAAGTTGCTTCTTCGCAGGCACAACATTGCACCGTAAAATGCTAAACCGAGTAGCGAAATGCTCTTCACCGCTCAAAAAAGTAACAAATGCTTTTGCATTATCAAGTGTTTTAAACGCAAAAAGCATCGAATTGAGATATATTGGTTTTGTTGGTTTATTCAGTTGATATTCAACAATAAAATTAGAGTTCTTAACCTCTTCAACCTTAAAGTTTGCCCAAGTGCTGTACATCTTATCTTCATGATGCTGTACTACTTTATAAGCTATTGTTTGCTTCATTTTCTGCCTCCTGTTCTTTGCTGAGTCATACCCATTAAATGCAATCCCTGTGCCAATTCTTATCTCATTGAAAAATCAGCTTTTTGTTTTTTATGAACTTTCTATTTGAAACAAAATGTTGCATCAAAAGCCTAAAAATTTAATAAAATCAATGTGCAATAAAATAATGCGTCAGAAACTGATGCACTTGTCTTTGAAATTTATCAATGAAAAACCTTGTATTTTCAATAAACTTGTCCTTCCTTTTGGACTGTAAAGAAAAATTAAAAGATTATAAAGACCGAAAGACCGAAAATTATAAAGACCGAAAATTTTTTTGTGATAACCAGCGTGTATGCAGACTGCCTATGCCGGACCAGACAGTCATTGACAATAATCGAACAGGTCATGACACAGTAGCCATCCATGCCAAAAGCTGATGGTCACAGTGATTGCAACTAGACTTGAAGACTTCTCTGAAAAAGTACAGATCAAAGATGTGCTAAAGTGGCAGCCAAAGCAAAAGCCACTCGTGCTGAAAGGATGCTCAAAGGCTGTTGCAAACAGAACTGAAACAAGCAAAGCCACAGCACAGGTAGGCAGACTCAAAAAAAAGCCTACACAGACCGTGTAGGCTCAGGCTAAAATGAAAGGTATGGACTACCAGCAGATAGAGACAAGCACACTCACAATTATCACAGTGGCGATGCCACCAATTAGGCAAGAAGTTGGATCAATCATCATCCTCCTCCTCCTGTGGCTCAGGTTCATACGTTTTCACGTCTGCATCCGTCCAATTTTCAGGTAAATTTGATTCGACAAATGCAGCAAAATCTATTGCTGTCTCATTACAATCGTTGAAAACAATTACAATTTCATGATATATTCCAAAGTCGTGTGGAAAACTCATGAGCTGGAACCTTGTCCCGAAATCTCTTGCTTGCGGAAATATATTTTGCAGTAACTCTTTGTATTTTTCGCACTCTTCCATTGTTTTTTCATAATAATTCTCTGTCCCCACTTGGGCACAATCCTCTCCGCAAGGTGTACTGCCAAGTGTAAAATAGTCTCTCATCTTATTGCACCTCCGTATAGTATTCGATCGCTCTCATCACGTCCTCTTCCGACGCTGCGTCATCATCATAGTCTTTTATTTTTTGCACTAGCTGCTGGGCTATTGGCTCCGACAGGTAGGTCTTGCGCTCCGCAAGGCTCCCACTATTGTTGCGCCACTTTACATAGGGAATCGTAATTTTTACATCATTATCATTATCTTTCTCCACGGTAGTCACGCAGTTATCCCAGATGCCTACTTGATAGGTATCTGATTCCCATATCACTTCCCACTTTTTCATTTCACTACCTCCAGCTTATTTTTTGGCCCGATGAAATCGAGCATGCCATAATATGTGCAATCTCTATGCCATAATCAGCACGATTGATATTATTAGGTTATTTTTTCATTACACGATGCAAGCGCAACCATCTGTTGCAGATTACAAGCCATTGTGTGCTAATTTTACCAATGATTTCAACATGTTACACTTCTGCCACCATCCCATGCGCATAATTTTGTTGCAGTTAGAGTGTATGGCGTGCGTAAGTCATTGATTTCATTAGCTTTTTTGAGAGTGTGGTAAATTTGACACAGATTGGTAAGTATCTCTTTTTATTGGCTTTTTTCCACTTATTAACAGGTTATTAACAACTTATTAACAATTAGGGTGTGGTAAATTTACCACACTTTATTTGGCTGGTTGTTATGTTATTGTTATTATTGTGTTATTATTGTTGCTGCTACTGTCATTGCTATGGAGACCATGACATTCCTGATCTATCTGCTGTTGATCGATGCAAAGGCTGAAGCAATAGAGAAGCCTGCAGAGCCTGCCCCAAGCCTGATGCACAGCACTGAGACTGTGCTTATAGCAGAAGATGATGAAACAGTCAGGTAGTATATGGCGGATGTGCTTAGACAAGATGGTTACAGGTAATAGAGACAGCGTCATCTGCTACTGCTACTGCTATTAGTGCTATTACTGTTACTGTCATTGCTATTGTTACTGCTACTGTCGTTGAGTGTCATTGTCATTACTGTTACCGTTATTAGTGTTACTGTTATTAGTGCTATATGTGTTTTTCATTTATATAGCATTTTTGGCAGGTTGCCTTGGCAGCTTGGCAGATTTGCCACTTTGCATATAGTTTTGCATACCACTTTGCATGTCTTTGTTTTTGCATATCTACTGCCTATATCCAGTAGGCTGTGCTGGAGCTACTGTCTGTCTGTCTCAGTCATTGCCACGCATAAGCCACTGATTTCATTAGCTATTTCACGATTCTGCAATTAGGCTTTCCGCTTTTGCCTTCTTGCCGCCGTTCCCCTACGCCCAAAATGTCCCCCTCTGTTTAAAAACCCATTGATTTTAAACTATTTTCATTCTATTACGCTTTGTGATATAATTGATAAATAGAGGATTTCGAGCTTTTTCATTTTTCTCAAAGCATGGTTTTATGATAATTATTACAGGATAGAATAGTTTTTATACAGAATGAAATAATTTTATCACCAGTTTTTAAGGGTTTTTTTGAGGAAAGCAACTTTAAAAATGTTACAAATCAAAGAGTTAAAAAGATTGTTCTGTTTTTTTGAACATTTTTTTCTTTATATAAAAAAAAAAAAAAATAATAAGAAATAGGCATACTATAATAAATATCCTATATGGTATATTTATTAAAAAATCTTATTTTCTAATATTCCGGGAAGGTATGCCACCCAGAAAACTGTTCTATTTTTTAGAACAATATCGTTTATCTCTTAGAAATTTAAAGGAAAAAACGAGTTATTTTTTGTTCATCACGATTTGGAATACCTCTCAAATGGAATATTTTTTATTCCACTTGCAAATATTTATTTTTTGTGCTATACTTAAAATGACCCTAAAAACAGGCTGTTTTTAAAAAACTAAGTTTTTTACAATTGAAAGGAGGTTAAGTTTGAAAATAAGAAATTGATTTTTATGGTTTTTTTTAAGTAACTAAAAACTAAAAAGGGAGGAGTTATGTTAGTAAATGTAACAGTAGCTACAAGTCATACAGAGCAACGCATGACATTTGAATGGGGAGACCTTAGCAAAGTGCAAAAAGAGTCTATTATTAAAATACGGGATGCTTTTGCTTGCACAAGAAAAGGTGTGGCTTCCTCTAATGGCAAAATAGTAAGTTGTTCTGGAGAAATTGAAGTGCATGATTTAATGGATAAAGAGGATAATTTGGACAGCTCTCCAGATAGTATTATAACTATTTGTGCAAGCCATCACAGAGATGACCATATTTTAAAAGGCTTCATTCCGCCTTTTACAAGGCTTTTTGTGCTCGTCAGACAACATGGAATTGTACAAGAAGCTCTTGCAAAGGAAACAGGTTTTTCACAAGGCTTTATTTCTAAAGCAATCCGTAGTCCAGGCAGTATTGATATGTGGAAACTAACTTCAATTCAAAAAGCTTTGAACAAATTGACAGGTGCAAATTATTCTTTGGAAGAATTGCTTTCCTGAGAATAATCTTTTATTTTTCTTAATTTTATGTTAAAATAAGCTAAGAAAGGACAATCTCATATGAAAAACATTTGCAAACGCTGTCAATTCAATGGTAATTTCTCACCACGGGCTGTTTGTCTGCTTTCTGATTCAAAAAAATGCTCTGTTCTTATTCACCCAATCCCATCCGTAAAAAGAAATAAAGGTGGTAAAAATGCCTCTTAAAAAAGGTAAGAGTTCTCAAACAATCTCTAATAATATCAGAGAGCTTGCAGAGGCTTATCGTCAAAAAGGCAAAATTGGCAACATAAAGCCAAAAAGTAAAAAACATGCTGTGAAAATAGCTTCTGCTATTGCTTATAACAAGGCAAAACATTCTTAATATTATAGTCAAGCAAAAGGAGGCAAAAAATGGCTATTGGTTATTTTAAGAAAGAACTTGCAAGAGATATTTGTATTGGTCAAAGTGAAGAAAAAATCTTAAAAAAATACAAACGGTGGAGGCTTTCAAAAAATCGTCTTCGTCATCTCGTTACTGAAGACGAAGAGTTTATGGCAGAGCTTTCCCGTTTGAATAAGCTTGCTGACGAAGTGGCTATGCAAATAAAAAAACGTATGGTTTTGCTGTCTGTTGAGGCTCTTGACAGAGTAGAGGAAATTATTCGTATTCCTAAAACTGTTGAAATAGATGGTAAAAATCAACTAAATCCTGATTGGAACCAAAAACTTATCAAAGAAACCTCTGTTGACCTTCTAAAAATTAGTGGAGTAAGTGAGGTTGAAAAAGGCAAAAGTTCTGAGCTTATTGTACGTCTTTCCAGAGAAGCTCCAGTTGCTGAAATAAAGGTCGAAGAGCCAGAACCCTTACCAGTCGGTGAGATTATTTCGTTTCCCATAAAAATAGACGAAAAAAAGGTTGCAAATGTCTGAGTTAGACATAAAACTCAGTAAAACTCAATACGGTTTTGTCGTTTCTAATGCTGTTATTACTGCAATAGTTGGAGCGCAAGGGGAAGGCAAAACTTTCAGTGGTTTTGCTGCTGCTCTTTTTCATGCCTCTAAGCAGCCTCATAAAATGCGTGGAGCTATTATCAGAGATACTTTTGAAAATCTTAAGAGAATGACTATACCGTCTCTTATGGAAGGTTTTCCTGAAGTTTGCAGATTTAGTCAAGGTGGTAAAAAACTTTATGCTCCAAAAATGGAACTTGATTTGATGGGCATAGACGATTTTTCTGCTCTTTCAAAACTTCAAGGTGCAGAATATTCTTTTATCTGGCTCGAAGAGCCTGCTCCAATCCTTGATAAAGGTAATTCTGGACTGCCCGAAGCCGTTTTCTCAATCGGTCTTACAAGAGTTGCTCGTCAGAAAAACTCTATTCCCCGTCTGCAAATCACAATGAACCCTGCTTCTGAGGAACATTGGACATATCATGTTTTATACGAAGACCCTATTAATAATCATCCAGATTACCCTGGAATATCTACTGAGGTCTTTAATATTTCATCAGGAGAAAATCCTTATATTTCAAACATTTCTCGTGCAACTGTTCGTGCAGGCTATCGTGATCGCCCAGAGCTTTATCAAAGGTATGTTTTAGGCAAGTTTTCTTTTGTTTCTCTTGGCGAAAGCGTTACGCCTGAATATAGTGAAACAATACATCGTTCAAAAGACAAACTAAATCCTATTGTAGGAGTTTCTGGACTTCGTTTCTGGGATGGCGGTCTTTTTCCAGCAATAGTTATTGCTCAACTTACTCCTTCTGGCAGGCTTTTTGTTCTTGATACAGTTATTGGAGAAAATATTGGCGTTAAGCAATTAATTCTTACAAAACTAAATCCTCTTCTTTCCTCTCCCCGTTACAATAAAATTTCAGATTGGCGTGATATTGGAGACCCTGCAATGACAAATAAAGAACAATCAGATTCTTCGCAAAGTGCATCTGCCATTATAAATGATACTCTTGAAACTAATTTTGAAGGAGGTCAAATTCACTGGCACCCTCGGCGTGAAGCTCTTAAAGAGGCTCTCTCCCGTATGGTAGGTGGGGAGCCTTTAGTTCAAGTTTCTTTTCACGAGGGACACCTTCACAGAGCCTTAAGAGGCGGCTGGCATTATAAAAAAGACAATAGTGGTCAAGTCATACGTGATAAACCTATTAAAGATAAACATTCTCATGTGGGAGATGCTTTTTCTTATGGTATTGGCAAAATTTTACCCTGGAAATCCCGTCAGTCTGTACCAAAATTCTTTTCAGAAAAACTCCGTCAGCGTGGAGCTGGCTATGCAATCAAGGGAAGAAAAATTTAGTAGAAATTCAATAAGTTAATGAAAGAGAAAATCATTCCAATTAAATATGGTAGTCATTTTAATAATGAACCAGCTTTTGCTAATCTTGAAACAGGACAAGTGCAGACAGTTGATTCGTGGAATGACTCTCCTTCAAATACTTTCATAAAGACTTCCCGTGTAGTTTCTTCACCTTCTGACTTGTTTAGTCGTAATTATTTTAAAATATTCAATCATGAATAGTATTTTTATAAAAAATATGTTATACTTGATGCATGATTGACTTTATTTATTCATAATAATCAATAAAAAAATAAGACTTTTAATTGTTCTTGCAAAAAATGTGTTTATTCTTTAAAAGTGAGGTGAAAAAATGATATTTGACATTGATTTTAAAGAAATGAAAGAACGAATAAGAGCTACACAAGCTCTTGCGAAAGAAAATCCCAAACATTTTATAGACTATTGCGATGCTTGTTATTTTGAAAGCTTTTCTGCAAACAAACCACTTCGTGAGACATGGGATGTTTGTTGGAAAGCTTATCAGTTAGAAGAGACTCAAAGTCTTACAAAAGAAGATTGGCAGTCAGACATTCATCTTCCAAAGGCTTTTTCTACTGTTCAACAGGCTAAAGCAATAATTCGTAAAGCTCTTGATACAAATAATCTTTATACAGTTGTCCCTCTTGACAAAACAGATTCTCAAATAGAGTCTTTTTTAAAAGCTGCTAATTCAATAATCAATGCTTTTCAAGGAGAACGGCAAGGAAAATTTGCAAATCGTTTTATAGATGCGATCGAAATGGGTTTTGTTATTGGACAATCGATGGAAATGATACCTCGTTGGAAAGGTGGCTCTTTTTATTGGGAACTTGTTGAACCTTGGAAGATTTTTCGTGATCCGAATGCCTCTTGCAGAAATCCGTGGAGTGGTAATTATTGGATACATGAGGAATGGATTGATTGGTGGGTTCTAAAAGAACTTGCTAAAAAAGGTATCATAGATAATCTAAATCAACTTTCTAAAAGTGGTTCTTCTTTTTCAAATAGTTCCTTTAAAGAAGAAGAGACAGCTAAAAAAGGTCAAATATATCAAAGACATCGTTTTATTTCTTCTCATCAAGTCAGGGAATTTTGGGGAACAATAGTAGATGAAAATGGTGAGTTACTTCTTCCGAATGGGCGTTTTGCTGTTTGTTCAAACACACTCTTGAAAATTCCAACGGTTAACCCTTATCGTAACATTAGGTTTCCTGGAGTTTCTTTTTCTCCAATCCCTCATTTGCTTCGTTTTGAGGGACGGGGTATTTTAGAAGCTGCCGTTCCACTTTTGGAGTTTTTTAACAATCTTTTCAATATGCATATAGATAATCTTAATTGGCAAATTAACTCTCCTAAAGAACTAACTCCTGGTGTTCTTATTGACCCGACTGACCTTGATATTTACCCTGGCAAAATTCTTTTAAAACAAGCTGGTTATGAAAGTATTCCTGCTCTTCTTGAGTCTCAAAAACCTTCAAAAACAATGGAGGTTCTTTCTAATGCTCAATATATTGAAAAACTTTGGCAAAATGCTACTTTTGTGAGTGAGTTTCTTGAAGGACTGCCTGGTACCCGAACAGATATTACACGAGGTGAAGTAGAACTAAAAACAGAGCAAGGACTTGGGGTTTTTCATTCAATAGCAAGAGATATTGAAGAGGGTGGACTTAATGCTCTTTGGGCTGCTTATGATATCATATGTTACAATCTTACTTTAAATAATCCAACTTTTCAGTCTGCCTTACAACCTTATTTTAAAGAAATCAGTCCTAAAATAGTTTATAATCTTCGTTATGAATTGCCAAATTATTCAACAGTTTCTATGTCAGGTATTAATAATCTAATCAAACGCATGGATACTATCAAACGTCTTGAGGCTGCTATGATGAAAGCTGAGTCTCCTGTTCTTGGTCATTACATCAATTCATACAAGCTTCTTGAAGCTTATTTTGACATTCTTGACCTTACTCGTTATGAGCCTCTTAAAAATGAGCAACAAATTCAACAAGAAGGTGCTCAACAGAATGAAACGGCTGCTCTTGCTGCTATGGCAGGTAAAGTTCAAGGACAAAGTGGTTCTTTCCCTGTTCCAGGTGGAAATAGCGGACAGTTTCGTAATCTTCCGCAAATAATGGAAAATATTGCATAGGAAAATAAATGGTTGAAATAAAATAAAAATAATGTTATACTTACAAATTAGATATGAACCAAAAAGTTGATATAAAAACAGGACTTCCAAAAAAGCAAGTTCTCCGTCAACAAATGGAGGCTAAAATTCAAGAAGGCATTCAAGTCAGAAATTCTCTTGCCTCTGAACAGGGAAAATCTTTTCTGACTTATCTTGAGCAAACACTTTTTAGTCGTCTGAAGACTTTAATGGAACATGACCAATATTGTCAGGGACTTCTTAAAGTTATTTCATCTTTGAATGTTGATTTAAAAATAATAGAAAAGCTTTCAGATGATCTTTTTTCATTTATTGACAAACCAAAACAATAAGGAGGTTTTATGCCAGAAAATCAGCAAAATCAGCAAGATACTGCGAATCCAGAAACCAGCGATACTCAAAATCTTTCAATTTCAGAGATTTTGACCAAAGGTAAACTCGGAATAGCACCTTTGCCGGAGAAGGAATTTCCTCTTGATGGAAAAGAAGGGGAACAGTCGTCTTCAGATACTTCTTCTGCATCTTTAAAAGAAAGTGCAGGGAAACTGAAGAAACAGCCAAAATATAAATCCATTGAGGAGGCTGAAAAAGCCTATCGGGAAGCTGAACGTAAAATGACCGAAGCTACTACAAGGGCAAAAGAGCTTGAACGTGAAGTGGTTGTTTTAAAAGACAAAGTTCCAAAAGAAATTTCCTCTGTTGATCCTGTAGAGGAAATTGCAAAGGCAACGCAAGCTGCAATAAATGCTCTTGAGCCACAAGACCCAAAATATAACGACAAGGTTTTGTCCCTTCTTGCTAAACAGTCCCGTGAAATTTCAGAAGTTATTTCTAAGCAAAAAGATGAAGAGACCCGCAAAAGGGTTGACGAGAAAGATCGTGCCTTAAAAGCAGTCTCTGAAACTCTTGCAAAAGAAGGACTTTCTGATTTTGAGAACGAATTCTGGAATCTTGCTCCAGCCGTGCCTTCAACAGTTCGCACAGTAGATGGTGCGATTCAATGGGGTATTGATCAATTAAATGCTCTTATTTCTAAAATAGAAACTCGTGTCAGAACTCAAATAGAAGAAGAGCAAACAAAAGAGCGGGAAGGTTTTACTTTTGGCGGTGGAACAAGACGAATGGCAGAAGCGGAAAAATCTGAACAAGAGCCTCAAACTCTTACGGAGTCCCTTAAAAAGCTTCGTTCTCAGAGAATAATAAAATAGGAGGACGCTAAATGCCAACTTTTACATGGAGTATAGATATTACAAATGGTGTTATGTTAAATCACGCTCTTTCTTCAAAGCTTCGTTTTGCAAGTGTGGCAAACAGTGTATTTGCACCTTTTGTTCGACCTGAACCAAATTATGGTGCAAAGAAAGGGCAATCAGTAACAATTCAACGTATTCGCAATATTTCAGAGCCAACAAGTGCAGTTCTTGTCAGTGGAACCCGTATTCCTGTGGATGCTTTCTCGGTCTCAACCACAAGCGTAACGCCTGTTGAACTTGGCAGGGCTATTGAGTATGAGGACCTCGCAAATCAACTTAATAGTTTCGATCTCGATCAGCCTATTCAGCAGAAGCTTCGTCAACAGATGACTCTTGTGATGGATACAAAAGCAGCAGATGCTTTCAAGACTGCAAAGCTTTGTTTTATCCCGACTTCTGTATCTGCTGGCACATGGGACACAGACGGAACACCATCCACAACAGCACTTGCTAATTTGACTATTGCTCATTGCGGAACAATCCGTGATTATCTTATGGACACTGTTCATGCCCCTACTTTCGATGATGGTAAATACGTAAGCATAGCTTCAACCAAAGCCTTGCGTGGCATTAAGAACGATCCTGAGTTTGTTGATTGGCGGAAGTATCTTCAGCCAGGTGATGTTCTGTATAAGAGTGAGGTTGGCTCAGTTGAGGCAATTCGTTTCATTGAATGCACTCACACTAATGCTCTTAGTAATGCGAAAGGCTCTGGTAGTGTGCTTGGTGAGGCAGTAGTTTTTGGAACAGATGCAGTTATTCTTGCTGAAGTCATTGCCCCTCATCTTAGAGCAGCTCTCCCTGGGGATTTTGGCAGAATAAAGGCAATTGCATGGTATGGACTCCTAAATTTCGGGATAGTTTGGGATACTGCAAATGATGGAGAAGCTAACATTGTTAGAATCACCTCTGCTTAATGAGATATTAATAAATAGGAGGAAATAAACATGAGTGTAATTGGCTATGAAAGCTCACCAGTTAGTCTTGCATTTCATCCTGTTGAGTCAACAGGGGCAGATGTTTGTCCGTATAATGGTTATGCTGTTCTTGGCGGTTCTGCTGCTGATGTTCTTGGTGTTTTTTATGCACCATACAAATGCAAAGTTCGTCAGGCTGGACTTGTTGTAACAGAAACTTTTGCTTGTGCAACTACTGCTCCAGTTTTTCATTTTGACAAAGACACAGCAGGAACAGCTCCTACTTCCAATGGAGATGTGGCAATTATAACAGTTCCTACCGCTACGGCAGCAGGAAAAACAATGTATGACAATTATCCTATGACAACAGAAATTACTTTTTCCCCAGGCGAATGGATAATTGTGGAAATGCATACTGATGCTGCTCACACAGGCACAGTAGCAGGAAAAGTTTATCCTTATCTTCTGGTTGATTTTCTTCCAGAAACTCCTGCAAACATTTCCAGTATGGTAGAAACAGCTTAATAAAAAAGGGGGGATAAAATACCCCTTTCCAACCCTTTTGGCTCTTTTGCTCTTTCTTCCTCTTTTAAAAAAGGGGAAGAAGGCAAAAGAGTAACTCCTTGTATCCTTTCTTAAAGAGAGGGGGGAGAGCTAACAAAAAGGTTTAAGGAGGAGAAAATGCCAGCACTTGCAGTTTCAGATTGGACAACAACAGTTGGTACAAGTCGCATTTATGGAAGAAAGAAAGAAATTTCTCTTACTCTTGTTATTGGAGATGGTGTAAAAACCTATCCAAGTGGCGGAATTCCAATGCCAGTTTATTCCACTTGTGGTCTTAAACGTAATATTGATGATATCTTATTTGTAGATACCGCAAATGCAAACGGTTATGTTTACAAATATGATAAAACCAATCATAAACTTCGTATCTATCAGACAGCAACTCTTACACCTGCTGGCACAGTGGCTGCACCTACTTTTACAGGTTCTGCTCTTTCAGGACATACTCACACATCAGTTCAAATTGATGCAACAGCAACTGCTGGTGATATTTCTGCATTTGTAGGTTTGCTTGATGGTGGAGGGAGTGCTGTTTCAGGAACAACAATCGGACATGCTGGAGGGGCTGGTGCTGATATTTCAGTTACTTCTTCCAGTAATAGTGCAGGAACACCTGCTGGCTCAAATTCTGCTCCTGCTTTTACAGGTACAGCTACAACAGCAGCAGCTCTTGCAGAAGTTAGTGGAGCAATAGCAGCATTAACACTTAAAGTTTTTGTATTTGGCTGGTAATCTTGCTCTTTGAGCAAGCTAATTTGGCGAAAGGATTTTCCCCTGAAAAACATAAACTTTCAGGGGAAAAAATCTTTTGCTTTCTCTAAGGGGGTCTTATGGCTCAAAAGTTGTACATAGACAATTTTCCAGAACCTTTAAATGTTGTGCGTAGTTTTAGTGATGGCAACAAGTTCGTAATTGAGTTTCTGGATGGCTCTTTTGGTTATAAAAATGGTGATAAAGTGCAATCAGAAGAAGAATTTAGCTTCCTTCCTGAAAACCATAAGATAAGAGCGATAAAATGGCTTGAGAACCGTAAGACACTTACTGGAGAAAAAAGACTTTTAAGAGAAGAACTCGAAAGAATGACAGTACCACAACTTCAGCTTATAACAGGTCTTAAAACAGAAGACAAGGAAGCTTTAATAGATAGGGCATCTAAAATAAAATAAATAGTTTGCAAGAGAAATAATGGTAAATTTAACAGGAGATTGGATGCTTGTAATTGAGTCTATGTTAAATATTTTACTTGCTTCTTTGGCAATAATTATTTTAATAATTAGATGGAAAAGCCGTGATTATATATCTTTAACTTTAGTTATCAGCAAAATTAGTGTGCTTTTAATAACTGTTATTTTTTATACAGTTCTTGTTTATGATGAAATAATCTATGATTTTATCACAGTAGAGCAAAATTATTTTGTTGCCCGCCCAATCTCCCGTCTTTTAGTAATGTGTTTTACAATGCTAATTCTGATAGACGCTATTGTCAGGAGAAAACACAAAAATGAACTATGAAGGGATTGCTGCACTAATTGTTGCTTTAACAGGTGTTTATATAGCATTAAGAGCAAGTAAAGAGGTCAAGGCAAAGGCTGTTAAATATAATGCCAATGCAGCTTCTCAAATAGCAGCTTCTGCCCTTCAAATGCTTGAACCATATAAACAGAGAGTTGAAGAACTTGAGGAACAGGTTGGATTATTGAAAGCAAGAGTTACTGAACTTGAAGCCGAAGTAGCACGATTAACTAAAAAAGCCGATTGCTGGCAAGATGTGGCAAACAGATTATCACATCAGGTTCAGTCTCTTAATCATATTCCTGTATGTGATGTAGAAACAGAGTGTAATTAAGATGATACACACAATTTTGGCAATGATAAAAAACCTCAATAGCGATGAAATGAAATCGTTTGTGGATTTGGTAATTGACAGTTTTGCAGAAAGGGCTTGTGAGAGGAACATTCTCAAGGGGAGGTGTTTGTATGGCGGAGAGCAAAAAAGTCAAGAGAGCAAAGCAAAAGAAGAGTAAATGATTATAATATTAGTATTTTTAGCAGGACTGATAATTGGAATAATAGGTGGTATTGCTGGTCTTTTTTTGTATGTAAAGTGGGAGTTTGATAAAGAAAATAGGAGGAGGCTTTAAATGTTTGAAATGCGGGGTCATGGCATTTATATTCCTTGGTGGGCTAAAGTGCTGATATTTCCATTTGAATTGCTTGAAAAAATAAAAGGTAAGAAATTCAAATAAGGAGGTGTTATGGGAATACTTGAAACATTACTTTTACCTGCCTTGCTTCCAGCAATTGCAGATGGTCTGAAAGTGCTGTGGGGCAGGATAACAGGTGGAGTCGTCAAACCTGCAACAGTAGATGACCAAGTAAAGCTAATGAATGCTGACATAGAGCGTCTCAAGGCTCTTGCAGCTCTGGATGCCCCTGCTGGCACAATATCTCCATGGGTCGCCGATTTGCGGGCATCTTTTAGATACGTAGCAGCAGGGATAATAATAGTGGGAACTTTGCTCTTTTCCGCTTACTACTTCCTTGCTGCTACAAAAGAGTCAAAGGACATTATACTACCTGTCCTTGAGCTGTTTATTCAAATGAGTGGAAGTGTGTTCAGCTTCATGTTTGGCGATAGGGTGTATCTAAATCTAAAGAAAAAATAAAAAACAGGAGGTGAAATAAAATGTCAACTTTAATGCAGGGTCATATTTTACTGGAAGCTCTTGACAGCACAATAGCAAATATCAATAATGGGGCTTCTTATACAGGAAGTATGAAAAATGTGCAACTTTTCTCTAAAATAGTCGGTACAATTTTTGCAGACCGCAATCTTACATTATATGTAGATTTTTCTTCAGATGGTACAAATTTTGATTATTCAAATTCGACAAGTGTTACAGCTTCAACAGGGGCTACTTTTTCAGTAGAAGTTTGTGCTCCTTGGGTTCGTTTAAGAATAACTAATGCTTCAGGTGGTAATACTACAATTCTTCGTGCCTATATGTGGGCAAGAGAAGTAAGTTAAAAAACAGGAGGTAAATAAAAAATGGCAAATGTAATTTACAATGCATTTAAAGTAAATGTAGCAAATGGTGGAATTGACCTTGATACAGATACAATTAAGGTAATGCTTGTTACATCAAGTTATACTCCAGACCAAGATAACCATGATTATGTCGATGATATTACTAACGAAGTCAGTGGGACAGGTTATACAGCAGGTGGAGCAACTTTAGCAAGCAAAACTGTGACTCAAGATAACACAAATAACAGAATGGTTTTTGATGCGGCTAATGTAACATGGTCAACTGCAACTATTACTGCAAGGGGTGCTGTTGTTTATAAAGACACTGGTACTGCATCTACTTCACCATTGATTGCTTATTATGATTTTAGTGTAGATAAAGCATCTTCTGGCGGTGATTTTGTAGTAGAATGGAATGCGGTTGGACTTTTGACATTATCATAAATAACAAATGAATGGGGGGGTGATGAAAAATGGCTCTTGACCCTGCTAAGAATTTTGCAAAAGTAACAGTTTCAATAGGTTATGGTAGCGAAGATACATCTATTGTTTTGAGCACAGGTGATGGGGCTAAACTTCCTGACCCGTCTGTAAGTGGGGCTTTTAATCTTGTCTGGTGGAATGTTTCAGACTATTCTGACCCTGCTGATGACCCAAATAAAGAAATTGTCCGTTGTACTGCAAGGTCATCTGACACTTTAACAGTAACAAGGGCTCAGGAAAGCACATCTGCTACCACAAAAAACACTTCTGCTAAAACCTATAAAATGATTTTAGCACTAACTGCAAAGATGATAACCGATATTGGTGCTGCTTATGAAGCCTCTGGAGCAACTGCTACTCATGCAGCTTTAACTACTGGAGTACATGGTGTGGGGGCAAGTACGGTCGCAAAGACTGCCGATATTACTACTCACTCAGACTTGACTACTGGAGTTCATGGGGTTGGAGCTGGAACAGTTGCAAAAACTTCAGACATAACCGCAACAAAACTTGATGACTTCACTGCTCCTGATGACAATACAGACCTCAATGCTTCTACCTCAAAACATGGTCTGGTTGTAAAAGCAACCGCCCCGTCAGCAGGTCTTGTAAATGTTGTGGGTATTGAAAATGGCGAGACAGCCTACACCAATAAGGCACTTTTTGATGCCACAAGTCCAAGCACACAGGCTTTTGGAGATAGTGCTGCGACTGGAACTGCTACTGTGGCGGCAAGGAGAGATCATAAACATGGAATGCCAGCAAGCTCAGGAGCAACAACTGCTCTTGATAATCTTGCTTCAGTAGCTATTAATACCTCTCTAATTAGTGATACTGATAACACTGATGATTTAGGCTCTTTAAGTAAAAAGTGGAAAGACGGGTATTTTGCTGGAAATCCGCACATGGGATTTCTATTGATGGTCTAACTATTAAAGATTCAGGCTTTGTTCTTGGTTCTGATGCTGATGGAGATATGTACTATCGTTCTTCTTCTGCCTTAGCTCGTCTGGCAAAGGGGGCTGCAAATACTAAACTGTTTATGAATGCTGGAGCTACTGCTCCTGAATGGTCAAGTGGTAGTATTATAGGATCATTTTCAAGGGACGCTACTACTGCAAGTGGAACCCAAGCTGTTACAGGAGTAGGATTTAAACCAAGTATTGTCTTTTTTTATGCTCTTGTTAATGTTAGCAGAGTTGCTTGTTGGGATGGATTTGATAATATAACAGTCAAAAGAGTTATTTTTGATAACCCAACTTCTGGATATTATCAATATCATGATGGATATTCTATTTTTCTTGATTTTGGTAGCTCTAATCAATATGCAGGGTATATTTCTTCAATGGATTCTGATGGATTTACAATAAGTTGGACAAAAACTGCTTCTCCAACAGGGACAATAATAATAAATTATGTTGCTTTTAGATAGGAGGAAATTATGAGAGTCTGTATTATTAAAGCTACTAAACATATTTTAGAAATGCAGTCTTCTGCAATAGCAGGAACACTTATCCAGAATGCTGTAAATGCAGGATATGCTCCTGATATGATTGAAGAACGGGAAGTAACAGATGCAGAGTATAAGGTTTTGATGGCAAATGATCCTGTGAAGATAGCACTCAATCAAGCTCAAGCAGAAAAAG